GACATTAACAACTAACAAGGAGAAAATAAAATGGGCTTTGACTTATATAGCACAGGCAACCACAAGAACAAAAAAGGCGAATACTTTAGAAACAATGTTTGGCATTGGCGAAGATTAGCCGACTTCGTTTGTGACATAACAGGAGTAATTGAGGAAGAAGATAAGAAGTATTGGCAATCTAATGACGGTCACGAAGTTAGTGGCGAGACTGCTATGCAAATAGCTAAACAGTTAAGAGCATTAATCAAAGACGGCACTGTTTCAAAAGCTATTCACGAGACTGAACAAGACACCAAAGAGGCAGAAGAAAATAATAAGTTCGTTAATATCTGTCATAAAATGTTAGCTGAAAAAGTTGCTAAAGAAACAGGCAAGAAAGGACTAGCACCGAGAGACTATCCCAAAGAAGATCACGACACTTGGGATTGGATACAAAGTAAATACAATTATGCAAGTTCTTATCCTTTCACAATGGAAAATGTTGAGGAGTTCATTGAGTTCTGTGAAAATTCAAATGGTTTCAGAATAAGTTAGTTACTTGAGGCGTGGGCATTGTAGCCCACGCCACGCCACGCCACGCCACGCCTCGCGTGGTTTTAATTTAATTAAACTAGAACCAGCTGCCAGTTCCCAGCACCAGTTCAGTTCGGAAAGGAAAAAATGTTAATAGCAATTTTAATAGTAGTTGTTCTGATTGGAATAACTTTAATGATTAGTGAATAAAAATAATTTAAAAAAGAGTTTGCAATTTTAAAATCTTATCTATATAAGATTAGATGTAATAACAAATAACTTTATGAAAGGAAAAACTGTTATGACAAAAGACAACAAAGTTGCTAAACTTAATTTTAAGAGAGCAACAAAAGACGAAAAAAAAGCATTACTCAATTATGGTATCTTTAATGAAACCATTAAAGAGTATGACAAACAAAATAAGTTAATTAAACCTACTCACATTGAGTTGTTTAAAAGACTTAAAACAAATCTTATTATCTTAAACAATATGGATAATGGATATGAGGGCTTTGCTCAATACATCAGACGAAACCTACAAAGGTTTGATGTTGCAAAGTTTAAAGAGTTAAACCCTAAACTTTATTCTGAGTATTTAGTTCCAATGGAAACTAATGAGATTAAAGTTAAGTTTAATTTGATTGGTGGTGCTAATGCCTAGAGACTTAATTACTCGAATAACTGATATAGTTAGGCAAGAACAACAACAACAACTAACAAATCAAACTAATAACTCTGTTGATAGTTCAACAGGGTTAAACTATCAGTTTATGTATAAACAATTAGAAAGTGCGATTGAGGAAATTATGATTGAATATCCTAATGACCCTATTGTTAATAAACTGAAAGACAAAGTCATTAACAATCTAAGACCTATCCTACAAATAATTGTTAATGACCCTAATAATAATTTCAATCAATAACTAATAAACCCTAGCCGACAGTGTCGGCTAGGGTATCACCTACCCTTCAGGGCTACCTGCTCAGCTACCATCTCGATCCCTGCCGATCCATAGAGGTACCAAATCTAGTATAGACATATAAACTTAAACACAACTGGTAGTTTCGCGTACAACTTACTGATGTATCTTAATGACGGGGCTTTAAAGCAAGACGAATACGTGTAGTTGCTAGAAAAATATTATGGGTTATATTAAAAGGGGACCCAATGGAAAAAGATTTATTAACAACCGATCAGTTAAGATTAGCTGTAGAAAAAAAATTAATTGAACACATAAAGTTGTGCCAGGATAATTTTATATATTTTGTGAAAAATGTATGGCCTGACTTCATTTGTCGTTTAGATAGGGATCCTAAAAAGTGGGGCCACCATCAACATATTGCATCAGAATTTACAAAAATTTCTAAATTAAAAAAAGGGAGGCTCATTATCAATATGCCTCCAAGACATACTAAATCAGAATTTGCTTCTTATCTATTTCCTGCTTGGATGATAGGGAAGTTTCCTCATTTAAAAATTATGCAAGTTTCACACAACGCAGAACTATCATCTAGATTTGGTTCTAAGGTTCGTAATCTAATGGAACAGAAAGAGTATAAACAAATCTTTGGAGATGTTAAACTAAGAGAAGATAGTAAGGCTAAAGGCCGATGGGAGACCAATCATGGTGGGGAATACTATGCAGCGGGGGTTGGCGGTTCTATCACAGGACGAGGGGCGGACTTACTTATTATTGATGATCCACATACTGAACAAGATGCTTTATCTGAATCAGCTATGGAACGTGCATATGATTGGTATGTGTCAGGACCGAGACAGCGTTTACAACCGGGAGGATCAATCGTTGTTGTTATGACACGATGGGCAGAAGATGATCTTACAGGAAGATTAATTAAGGCTCAAAAAGAAATCAAAGCTGACAAATGGAATTTAATTTCATTTCCTGCAATCTTACCATCAGGTAAACCTGTATGGCCTGAGTATTGGGAACTAGAAGAATTAGAAAAAGTAAAAGCATCGTTACCTATTAGAAACTGGTCTGCACAATATATGCAAGAACCAACTTCAGAAGAAGGTGCAATCTTAAAAAGAGAATGGTGGATACCTTGGGAGAAACCAACTATGCCAAAATTAAAACACGTCATTCAATCTTATGATACTGCGTTCAGTGCAAAAGAGACTGCAGACTATTCTGCTATTACAACTTGGGGTGTCTTCTTTCCAAAAGAAGATGGTAAGCCTGCATTAATATTATTAGATGCGTTAAGAGGTAAATATGATTTTCCAGAACTAAAAGCTATTGCAATGGAACAATTTAAATATTGGGAACCTGAATCAGTAATCATTGAGGCTAAAGCATCTGGAGAACCACTAATGCAAGAGTTTAGAAGAATGGGAATACCTGTAATTCCTTTTGTTCCTTCACGTGGAAAAGATAAACATTCAAGGGTCAACGCCTGCGCACCAGTCTTCGAAAGTGGTGGTATTTTCTATCCAAAAGACGAGAAATTTGCAGAGGAAGTTATTGAGGAATGTGCAGCCTTTCCACACGGTGCTCACGATGACTATGTCGACAGCACCACACAAGCTGTGCTAAGATACCGACAAGGAAACTTCATAGATTTGATAGATGACTATGAAGAAGAATTATATAAGGTTCCAAAGGAGTATAGATATTATGGCTGACAAAAGTAAATTAAAAGGTTTAAGTGACAAATATAAATCATTAGGATCATTTCCTACAACAACAGTGAATAAAAATTCACCTGTAAAATTTAGCTCGGCATTAAAAGATATGCCAAAATCAGCACCAACAACTGTTTCAAAAGTTGCTAGCAGTATTTTTAAAAAATCACCTATTGGTAGAATTGTAGATACAGCAGTAAAAGTAGGTGCAGGTGCAGGCGCAGGTTACGAGTATGCTAAATCAAAATTAAAAAACGAAGACAAGAAAAGCGAAGACGTCAAAGTAGATAAAAAAGCTACAGGTGGAATGGCTGACTACATTAAGGATTTACTATGAGTAAAAGAGATAAAATTAAAAAAGCTATTCCTATGGGAGCAGCTTTATTAGCATCTAACTATGTTGGTAAAAGAGCAGGTGAAGCGGATGCTACTTTAAACGCAGCGAAGAGAATCACAGGTATAGGTGAATTTGAAAAACCTCCTGCATTTGGATTTTCTATTAGTCCTGAAAGCAGAGTTAAATCAATGTTGAATTTATCTTGTGGCGGAATGGGCAAAGCAGTAAGGGGCGGAAAATTTATCGGAGTTAAGTAATGTCCGATAAAATGTCCGATAAAAAGCCTAAATTCAAAATAGGACCTAATATAAATATTTCTAAAGGTTCTTTTAATCCTGATCCTAAAGTTAAAGTCGAAACAGAAAATAGATATTATGGTGTTAAAGGTGAATATAACATCATTGATACTGATACAACTAATTTAAAAATTACTGGAAGCGTAGGCAAAGGTTCAGGTAGAGCTGATGTTGAACATCCTTTTGGTAAAGATACTTTTAAAGGACAAGGATCTTTCGATAAACAATTTGGAATTAAATTTACAAAAAAGTTTTCCAAAGGCGGTTCAGTTAAAGATTACATAAAGGATTTATTATAATGGCTGAATCATCTTTACAAAAATTATATAATAATAAAGGTGACACAGAACCAACATCTTCTGTTCCATCAGATTTTGAATACAAAGAAAAATATGAACCTTCTGCAACGCAAGGAATCGTAGGACTCGCTTTAGCTGGTGCCGGAGCCGTGGCTCTTAGAAACCCGATTGCTAGAGCCATTAACAAAACAATCAAACTTAAACCACCCAAGCTCCCCGAACCAACGCCCAGTAAAGAAGTTGTTGATGAAGTCTCAGGGATTTTAGCGATTGCTCCAAACAGAACAGAACGAGCTCAACAGTTAGTTAAGCAATCAGCAAAACAAGCTGAAGCAATGGCTATTATGGAAAGATCTAAAGAACTTAAAAAAATGGCTTATCATAATCCACTATCGTTTGGTGGAACTAAGAAAGACGGTATAGGTTCTTCGTTATGGGATTTTATTGCACGACACCCTATCGATACTGCAAGAAAACCTAAAGATTGGATTAGAGATTTTCAATCAAAAGGAATAGGTAATTTTAAAACAGGTAATCCTGATTTTAAAATGATTGATCAAGGTATTAAACGAGATGAGTTATGGGACTCTAACTTATTGCAATTAGACAAAGATGGTCGAGTCGTAGGTGGCTTTTTAAAATATGCTGATGAGAAGAATCTTCCATTAACTAAAATGGATTTATTATATATTGTAAACAAAGCTCCTGTTAATAAACTTGTTACAAAACGCTTCTCAACTAATCCTAAACTCGCTGATGAAGTTCAAGATATGAGTAGTAAGATCACAAATGCATCTTACAATTTAGAATCTAAATTATTAAGTCTACAAGCTAACTATGCTGGAGATGTAGCTAAACAAGAAAAGATTAAAGAAGCAATTACTTTTGTTAGAAATTTAAATAACAAAGAACAAATGAATGTTGTAAGAGGCACTGAAGAATCTTTACGACAAGGTATACATACTTCTTTTAATGAAGGCTTATTTAAAAGTCAGCTTAATCGATTAGGTCAAATTGATAAAGAGTTAAGAGACCTAGGTGTTGAGGTACCTGCTTCTTTTGCTGAAGAATTAGTAACTATACAAAACGCTAATCAAAATTTAATGAGAAGAGCAAGTTTATTTTCACAAGAAAATAAACTACCTAGATATGGTAGTCACGGAGACTATAGAAAACACGGTGGTTTAAGTTATCACGAAGATGTAGTTTATTATCCAGAAAAATTACCTTTTGGTATGCAATTACCTGAAGGATATCAAAAGCACTATAGTTCTCTACCTAATCAAATTTATCATGTAAGATATCAATATCGTCAAGGAGCAAATCCTAATCAAAGAATTATTTCAATTGATGAAATACAATCAGACTACCATCAAAAATTACAAAAAGAAAATCCAATAAGGGATAAAGTTGTAAACCCATTTGGAGCAGAGGTTGAGTTTTTTTCATCAAACAGAAAACTAGAGGGTTTATTAGATGAGATGAAACAAATTACAGACAAAGGTCGTAATATGACTAAAGAAGATATAAGAAAATATTATTCTTTAGAAAATGATTTTAATGAATTAAAAAAGAATACATTAAACTTAGCAAGTATTACCGAAAGAGATGTTTCTTTAAAACAAGATGCAATTCCATTCTTACCTTTGTATGGAAAAGAAAACTGGGGAGTGCACGCTATTAAAAATACAATTAAACAAGCAGCTCAAAGAGGAGATGCGGATTGGGTTGTAATAAATCCTGTTGAACAAATACATCATTTAAAAACATATGGTGGAAGAAACAGATTTTTAGGTGACTTAGAATTTTATGGAACAAGCACAGGTAAAGCAGGTTTTAAAAACTATGGAAGAAAACAAAATGTTGTAACGAGAGATCCAGAAGATAGAACCGATACATCAGCAACAAAACTAATTAAAGATTTAACAGATCCTAAAAAAGAAGCTACTATTCCTAATGTGATGAAAAAATTAGCAAGACAATACAATTCAGAGGTTAAAACTATTGAAGTTGCTAAATCAGATGTTAACAAACCTTTTAAAGTTATTGATACTAGAGGAACAGAAAAAGCAAAAGACTTTGGTTTAAAACCTGATGATGTATCAGATCATAGAGCAGCTTTTGCTAGTAGAAAAGATGCAGAGCTTTATTTAGATCAATTAAATCAAAGTAGTAAGTTTTATATTGATATGATTCCTGAAGGAGATCCAAGACTATATTATAAAGCTTTTGGTATAAAAATCACTCCTGAAATGAAAACTAAACCTTTCAAAGCTTACCAAGAAGGCGGTCTAGTCGTAAATATATTTGCATGATATTATAATTCTGTTATAACAAAAAGGAGATATATATCATGGCAAGCAAAAAACTAAAAAAAGCTTTAATTGCAGGTTTAGCAGGAGTAGCAGGAGCTAAAATGCTAGGTGCTGCGAATAAAGCTAAAATGGCTGCGTCTGCAGTTGATACAGGTGATCTTGGTTCTGAAATGGCTAACGACACTGCATTAGCAATGGGTGCTAGAAAAAATATGGAAGCTGGTATCGCGGCTAAAAAAGCTAGAGACGCAAATTCATTTTGGGGAAAAACTAAATCTTTTTTAAAAGATGAAATTTTTACTACCGATCCAAAAACTAAAGTTAGAGATATGTTACCTAAAATGGGACCTAGATCTTCTGAATCTTTTGGTCTAGATCCTTATAGTGCTAAAACAGGTAAAATGATTAAAGCTAATAACGGAACTATGGTTTTAGCTAGAGGCTGTAAGTTAGGAAGAAATAAAAGAACTATCATAACATAACAATGGCTGAAGTAGAAAAACAAAATGAACTTCCTGAAACTGAAGAAGTGGAAGAAGAAGTTGATGTAGAACTTGAAGGTGAAGATGTTCCTGAAGAACAAGAATCACCTGAAGAAGACTTTTACAGAAACTTAGCAGATGAAATGGACGAGAGAACTCTCGGACGAATTTCTCAAGAACTTATTTCAGATTTCAAAAAAGATAAAGTTTCAAGAGGGGATTGGGAACAAGCTTACACTCAAGGTTTAGACTTACTTGGATTCAAGTATGTACAAAATACTAGACCTTTCCAAGGTGCAAGCGGTGTTACCCATCCTCTTTTGTCAGAAGCTGTTACACAATTTCAAGCACAAGCATACAAAGAATTATTACCAAGTGATGGACCTGTAAGAACTCAAGTTATAGGTGCGGATACACAAGAAGTTTCACAACAAGCAGAAAGAGTTAAAGATTTTATGAATTATATGTTGATGGAACAAATGGAAGAATACACACCAGATACAGATCAATTATTATTTTATTTACCATTAGCAGGATCTGCATTTAAAAAAATTTATTATGATGAAATTAAACAAAGAGCAGTTGCTAAATTTGTACCTGCTGAAGATTTAGTTGTTCCATATTATGCAACAGATTTAAAAGATTGCGAAAGAATTACACACATTGTTAAGATGTCAGAGAACGATGTACTTAAACAACAAAAAGCAGGATTCTATAGAGATGTAGAATTATTACCTAAACAACCTGAAATAAGTCCAATACAAGATAAGTTGAACGAATTAGAAGGTGTTAAACCTGCTGGAGAAAAAGAATATCAATATAATATTTTAGAAATGCATATTGATTTAAACTTAAATGAGTTTGAAGTAGAAAATGCAGAAAAAGAAGTTAAATTACCTTACATCGTATCTATTGATGAAGGTTCAGGAGAAGTTTTATCTATTTATAGAAATTATAATCAAGATGATGACACTTATCAAAGAAAAGAATACTTCGTACATTACAAATTTTTACCTGGTTTAGGCTTTTATGGCTTTGGTTTAATTCATATGATAGGTGGATTATCACGATCTGCTACTCAAGCCTTAAGACAATTGCTTGATGCAGGTACTTTAGCAAACTTACCTGCTGGATTTAAGTCTAGAGGTATCAGAATTAGAGATGATGACCAACCTTTTCAACCTGGAGAGTTCAGAGATGTTGATGCTCCCGGTGGAAATATCAGAGATCAGTTTCAAATTTTACCTTTTAAAGAGCCAAGTGCTACTTTATTCCAACTTTTAGGCTTCGTAGTACAAGCTGGACAAAGATTTGCAGCGATTGCAGACATGCAATTAGGTGAAGATGCTCAAAATAGAGCTGTTGGAACAACAATTGCTCTCTTGGAACGTGGTTCGAGGGTTATGAGTGCTATTCACAAGCGATGTTACTATGCAATGAGACAAGAATTTAGACTTTTAGCAAAAGTTTTTGCTGATTATTTACCTCCTGTGTATCCATATGCAGTTACAAACGCAGATAGATTTGTAAAATTACAAGATTTTGATGATAGAGTTGATGTAATTCCTGTTGCAGACCCAAATATCTTTTCAATGTCACAAAGAGTAACTTTAGCAAACGAAAATTTAAAAATTGCTATCTCAAATCCGCAAATGCACAACTTAAGAGAAGCTTACAGACGAGTTTATGAAGCTTTAGGAACAAAAAATATCGATGCATTACTAAAACCAGAAATAATGCCTCAACCTGAAGATCCTGCAACTGAAAATGCTAAATCATTACAGATGCAAATGTTAAAAGCGTTTCCTGAACAAGATCACGATGCACATATTATGGCTCACAGAGCTTTTATGGCTACAAGAATGGTTCAAATTAATCCAATGGTTTATGCTTTACTACAAGGACACATATCTGATCACATTGCATTAAAAGCGCACGGTGAAATTGGTGATATGGTACAAAATTCACCTGAATTACAAGCACAAGCACAAGCAGATCCTCAAGGATTTCAAGTTTTATTTAATTCTTTGGTAGCTAGAAAAGTTGCAGAGATCACTGCTCAACTTGCTCAAGAAGAAGCAGGTGGTCAAAAAGAAGATCCACTAGTTGCATTGAAACAAAGAGAATTAGATTTAAAAGCTATGGATATGCAAAGAAAGGCTATGGAAACTCAACAAGACATAGAAAGAAAAGCTATGGAGTTTGAAGATCGTATAGACCTTGATAAAATGAAATTAGAATCTGCGGAAGATCAAGCTGCAGAACGAATTAGAATTGCGGAGGAGAAAATGGATATGAACGAAAGAATACAAAGAGAGAGATCTAATGCCGCTAAACGACAAAGGTAAAAAAATTTTAGCTTCAATGGAGAAGCAATACGGTAAGAAAAAAGGTAAAACTGTTTTCTATGCTATGGAAAATTCTGGAAAATTAAAAGGAATTAAACAATTAAGAAGAGGAGGTTCTCCTAGTGAAGTTTCTGGATATGAAGCTGCATTATCTAGTGAACCTGGAATAAGCACATATTCTGACAGACAGACTTCATCAGTTAATTCAAGCGCAGGAGATGGCGGTGGTGGATCACCACAAGTAAATACAGGAGCAAAAACTACAGGTTCAACAGGAACTTCAGGTGGAGGTCCTGGACTATTAAACATAGGTAGAACTATTTTAACTATGAGTGCAAGTAAGTTATTTGAAGCACCAATCGGATTATTAACTGCAGGAGCTAAAACAGTTAAAAATCTCACAACTGATTTAAAAAATAAACCAACTTTAATGTCACAAAAATTTGTAGATACAGGTGATGAAGCTTTTTATAAAAAACCTAACTATACTTTAGGAGCTAATAACAATAGTGGAGATAATAACCCTTCTCTTTGTCCAGATGGAACAACACCTCCTTGTAAAACACCAGTAACACAAATTAAAAATCCTGTATCAACACCTAATCCATTTTTATCTGGTTTTAAAGCTTATGATGATGGTGGAGAAGTTGTGATATCATCTAACGTAGATAAAAGTTTATTATGATAAATAAAAAATTAACAACAACAGTTCCTCCTAAAAAAGGACCTAACTCACAAGTACCACCTGTTAAATTAAGTTGTGGTGGTATGCACAAAAACAACGGAGGTATGGGTTGTGGCTGTGATGATTGTATGAGCCAAGGTGCAAGAGGAACAAAACGTATTCAAGTTAAAGGTTTTAACTTTCAAGGAGTTAGATAATGTTTGCTTGGTTAAGAAGATTGTTTAAACCTAAACCATTCGAGCCTGTAATCTTTGAAAAGAAGCATTGTAATCATCACGAACAATTTAAAAAAGGCTGTGTGGAATGCAGAAGTTTAAATGTCAGTAATTAAATACGTTGGTAGTCAAATTGCTAAAAGAGTTTTAAAGAATAGACCAGATCTTCATAAAAAGTTTGATAAAATTATGAAAGAGGATGTAGATGTAACTATGTCTAATGAATCACAAATATCACAAGCACTAAGAATACTAAGGTCAGGTAAAATAGATAAAAAATCTACTGGTGGTGAGATAATTAAAGGTGGCGATTATATAAAAGATTTGTTATAAATCTTTAATGTTCGATCAACTTTCTAAAAAAGAACAATTAATATTACTTGCAGGTATTTTTGAAGGAGAAGGTTGGTTTGGCTTAAATAGAACTAACCATCCTACTTTTACTCCTACAGCTGTACTAGAAGTGCAAATGTCAGATGAAGACGTTGTACAAAAATTTCAAAGATATTGTAATACAAATAAAAAAATTCACTTTAAACGAAAAAGAAAAGAACACTACAAAGATCAATATCGTTTTACACTTTCAGGTAGCCGTGCTTTACAGCTTATGGAGGAAATGCTACCATATTTAGGTATAAGGAGAAAAGAACAATATTATGCCGTGGTTCAATCTATTGGGAATGGCCCTAAAAACTGGAGCCCACCTGTACTCGAACAAACAAAAGACGAAACAAGCAATGTCTGATGCTGCATTAAGAAATGCAGAAATGCAGGCTCGTGGAGAATTGGAATACAACGGTAAATTATTAGAAGCAAGAGAATCCGACTGGAAGGACGAATTTATTTTATTATTATTGTCAGCTCCTATAGTTTTGTTGGCTTGGGCAGTTTTTTCGGATGATCCAACTGCGATGGACAAAATGAAACTTTTCTTCGAATACTTTTCTCAACTGCCATTCTGGTATCAGACAATTTTCGTAGGAGTAATCGCGAGCGTATACGGACTTAAAGCTACTGATTTAATCAAACGTAAGTAGTTGCATTTAAAATCCAAAGTGTTATAAGAACCTATGATTAGAGGAGACAGCTCAGATTATGAATTACTTAATAAATGGACTAAAGGATTTGATTGCCAAGGTTATAAATCTTGTGAGATTGGAGTTCGTGAGGGACTTGGGTCTAAGATTATCATGGATAATGTTATCAATAATTATATTCATGTGGGCGTTGATCCATATGGTAATTTAAAATACCAACATTATGATACTACAGGTGCGTATACCTGTGACTATACTGATGAGATGCGAGATACAATGTTAAACGATTTCTATCAATATAGAAATGCTGGTAAGTTTGTATTATGCAATATGACAGATACTAAATTTATGAATGACTCTGAACATAGATTTTCAGAGTTTGCATTTGTTCATTTTGATGGTCCTCATATGACTAAAGATGTTATAACTGAAGCAGTTTGGTTTGCTAATAGAACTGCACCTATTACAAGATTTGTATTTGATGATTATACTAAATATGAAATGCCTTTAATTGAAACTATATTAAAAAAATATGGTTTTAACTTAGCTGAACAAGGAAAAAATAAAATTTTATTAGAAAAAAATGAATCTTGATTTAGATACGTTACAAAGTATCAAACATTTCATTAATAAAAGAATTACCCAAATCAAAGAGGATTTGGTGTACCATGTAGACACAATCGACAGACTATCGTATTCTAGAGGGAAACTCAGCGCTTTAGAAACGCTGCTTCAGGATCTTAAAGACCTGCAGAGAAACGAGGAGAATGTCGATGACGATAATAACACCTGATTCCACTTTAGTTGGAGTCAATAAAGTAAATAATGGTGTCGCGCCTGATTCAAAAGAATCACCGATACCCACTGATCCAGCAGGGATCGAAAAATATCTTTCAGTAATACCAAAACCAGTTGGTTATAGACTTTTAGTTAGACCTTATGCGGGTCCTAAAAAAACTAAAGGTGGAATTTATCTTACTGATAATGCAAGTGAAACTATTCAAATGACAACCGTTGTAGGTTTAGTCGTTGAGATGGGTGATCTTTGTTATCAAGATAAAGAAAAATTTCCAAAAGGTCCTTGGTGTAAGAAAGGTCAATTTGTAATCTACGGTAGATATGCCGGTTCTAGATTTAAAACAAAATATGGTGAACACCGTATTTTGAACGATGATGAAATCATCGCAACAATAGATAAACCAGAAGATATTCTGCATTTATATTAAGGAGGAAACATCAAATGGCTGATGCACAAGAACAAGCTAAGATAGAACCTGAAGTTGAACTTGATTTAGACGATGTTAAAGAAACAGAAGTTAAAATTGAGGAACAACAAAAGGAAGAATCTAAAGAAGCCAACTTAAATGTTGGTGAAGTAGACTTAGGTTATACAGATCACGACAAGGAGCAACCAAAAGAAGAAGTTGTTGTTGAAGAGATCGAAGAACCTAAACAACAAACACAACCTACAGAAGATCCAGATGATTTAACTAAGGTATCTGAATCTGTAAGGAAGAGAATAGACAAACTAACAAGAAAATACAGAGAAGCTGAAAGAAGAGAAAAAGCTGCTTTGGATTTTGCAAAAGGTTTACAGAAAAAGTATGACGATTCTGTAACTAAATATGATTCTGCAGATGAAAAATATCTGAAAGAATTTGACGCTAGAGTTGATTCTCAAAGAGAACAGGTAAAAAGAAAACTCAAAGAAGCTATTGAAAATAATGATGCTGAAAAAATTATGGAAGCTAACGATGAGTTAACTAGATTATCTGTTGAAAAAGAAAAAGCTAGAATTAAGATGGCTGATAGAGAAGCTAGACTTAAACAGCTAGAAGAACAGAAAAATAGCGTTAAAGAAGAGCCAAAATATACTCAACAAGACGTAGTACCAGCCGAGCCTAGTAGAAAAGCTCAGGATTGGGCGTCTAAAAACACTTGGTTTGGTAATGATAAAATCATGACAAACGCAGCAATGACTGTACACGAAGATCTAGTGGGTATGGGAGTTGATGTAGAGAGTGAAGAGTATTATAATGAGATTGATAAACGTATGAAGGAAAATTTCCCTCACCGTTTTCAATCTGAGCAACGAAGACCCGTCCAAAAAGTTGCTAGTGCTGGCAGAAGTCAGCAGGGACGTAGATCTGTGAGACTCACCAAATCACAGGTGGCTATTGCCAAAAAATTAGGGGTGCCACTAGAAGAATACGCTAAATACGTGAAGGAGGTACAATAAGTATGAGCGATAATATAAAAA